GTCATGCCAGGCACTCTTATGTCGGCAGCACAACCCACCCGATGCTGACTAGTATCTTTAGAACCAACAGCATCATTAACCAGTTTAGAGCGGAAAGCACTATTAACCATAATGGGCTTGTTTCCCAATAATGTTTTAACATCTTCCAAGAACTCAGCAAGACGGGTGAGGTTTGCAGTTTCAGTATCATTCGGACTATTATCCAATGTACGATGATCGGTATGCGTAAGTTCTTCAAGCGTAAAATGTTCAGTTAAGTTCATTTGTCAGGCGAGAATGTTCCAATCAAACCAGCAATAGCTAGACCAGCGCAAATAATGCTATCAGCCATTACAGGCGCAATAGGTATACCAACAGCAGTTAACATTAAGATGATTCCACGCCATGTGGATGCTTCTTTAATACGTTCTAAAATATATGTTTTCATAAACCTTCTCCTGGGGTTACATAAGCTGCTGAATTTGTATAATCACCAATCACTTTTGCATATACATTTGCTGTTTGACTAACTTGTGGTCCTGTAATTACTTTGTAACTAAATGGTGGCAATGGAACAACAAAGCTACCCAATGTGGCTGTTTCTGGTAAAGCAACATTAAAGTTATTTGTTGCATTAATCCAAACATAAGCAAAATTGTTTACGCTATCATTTGAAAGTAAATATTGATTAACAGGGCTAGTAGAAGTAATTGTAAATGCAACAGATTCCGTATTAGCAGCTCCAGTAGCAACTACCTTAACCGTTTTTCCCATCGGCTGAAAAGGAATATTATTAGCCATTAGATAATCCTATTTTTCTCAGGTTTTGTAGTAGAAGATATTTTGCTATTGTATTCGCCTTCTTCAAAACAAAATACACTACGGAATCCACCCATCGGAACTTGTCCTGGTGACCATTTTTGTGTACGAATTGTAGTGTCAGATGGTTGCTGTGGGCGTGTTGGCTTGCCTGGCATCTGAGAATAATTTAATTCTTCTGCACCTTTTACACTACTCTTGTTTGTCCAATCTTTCGGGTTTCTCATTTTTAGTCCTATCTTTCATGTGAATTAATGCAAAACTGAAAACACAAAAAAATGCCATAGTTCCCAATCTCTCCAATGTCGGTATATACATTGTCCAACAGGCTAGACTAAATGACAACCCTAGAGCAATGATTACCAACAAACGATCTGTAATAATTTGTAATGCTAAACGTATTAATGAAACTGCTTCCATAATTATCCCCTTTGATTAACCAGTACACAGTTTAACCTACTCGTCATCATCTGTGTTGATAAATCCACTACCCCACTCATCGTCACTTAACTTCTGTTTCAATTTTTCAATGTTGATTGCTCGATCAATCACTTTACATTTGTCTGTTAAAGAGGCTTGGTCATCTTGCATCACCTCTTGCAATAGCTTACTGACAGCATCTTCAAGGTCTGGATTAACGCCTTTATTCTTCTTACTCATTATTTACCTAGCAAAGCATCTAAAGGATTAGTTAAAAAATTTAAACCACGAGCAGATTCGGCTGCTAAACCTCTAAACGTTGTACGAATTAATAACTCTTGAATATTGCTTAATTTTTGTTGTGGACTAATATCTAATCGACTACTTAATTCGTCAATCTTAGATGTTAATACATTTATGTCAGCTTTAGTCATTAAACCACTTGACTCAACAAAAGGAGCAATATCTTTACGCCAAGCATCAATTGCTCCTGCTGGACTTCTACTAGCTTTATTGGCAACAATTTGTCGAATTGCATCTACTGCCATTTTTTGCGTTTGAGCATCTTTAGTTAATATTGGTCCTACTTGCTCCCAAAGTTTAGGGCTTCCACTTAGGATAATTTCTTCCATACGCCTTACTGGTGAGGCATCACCTAAGATTAACTTACGTATTGCTTCACTTTGAGAAGTAAGAGGAGCTTGTTGTTTACGTAATAAATTTGCTTGTTTTTCTGCTTCTGAGACTACTCGTTCTTGTTGTCTGCCAACAGCTTTAGTAACGTCAGTTGTTTGTTTTTCAGCACTTTTTGCTATGTTTTCAGCTTGTTTAAGTGCATCACTTGTAACTTTTTCTGCTTGTTTCTCTGCTTGTTGTAGGATGTTTTCACCCGCTTTGCCACCTGTAGTTCGAAAACGTTGCGCTACATCCGTTAATTCTTGCTCTCTTTTTAGGGCAGAAGTTTCAGCTATTTTAGGTAAATTTCGTGCTTCTGTACGTAATGTTTGAGCTAATGTACTTCTTGCTCCACCAAAAGTTTCAGCTCTACCTAAACCTTGTGAGGCAGTATTTAACTCAGAAAACAGTTTAGGCAATGTGCGCTCATTTAACCAATCATTATTCGTTTGCATAAACGATTGAATCTTTTTTGCATCAGCATTTTTTAATATGTTAACAACATAATTTCTAGCAATATTTTCTATAGACTGTGGGTTTACACCTGACAAATTAACAATATCTTTGATAGCAGTTTCATTATTAAAAACAGATTTAGCAATACTTGCTGGATTTGTGACAAAACGACCCATGTCAAAATCTTCTTTACCAACAATCATTTGACCTAGTTTTGTTTTAAAAGCATTTAAAGGTATCGAATCATTTTTGTATTGTTCTAAAGCATTTGCAATGCCAGGAGAAAATTCTCTTTGAACAGACTCAACACCCTCAGCAAGTTTTCTAGCTGTGCTTTGGCTAATAGCATCCGCACCTTCGGCAGGTAATCCAGATGCTCTATCTCTTAATACCCTACGTAATGTTTCTAATCCACGAAAACTTAATAAAGCATTAGGTATCTCTACAGACACTCCATCAATTTCTTTTCTAACTGTAGGGTCTAAGGCTTTTGATATAGCTGTTAATTGTTGTTTAATTGCGCCTTCAGGAACATTAGCTAAATTAGTTGTAGGGTCTGTCAAAGCATCTTTGACTTGTTTACTAAAATCTGCAAATGCTTGAGTTTTATTTGCTGTATTACCTTGCTGTTCTTTGACTAAAGCAAAATTAAAAGCCTCACTAAAATTAGCGTCTGCATTTTGATCTCTTGTTTTTTTCAATAAATCAAACCTTGGCAACAACAAATTTCTTATTTGTTCACCAGACTGTGTTTCGGTTAAAGGAGTACCTATGTCAGCAATCTTTTGTTGTGCTGCACTTAATTCTCTAGTTGACTTAACAACCTGCCCACCAGCTTGTTGGCGTAGCTTTAATATTCTTTGTTGTGCATCTCGCAATATCTGTTGAGCTTGTTCTTGACCTTGTTTAATTGCTTGTCTAGCATCTATTTCTAAAACATCTCCAATATTTGATGAAGAAGTTTTTGCTCTATCTCGAATTGCATTAGCTTTTGCTTCAGCAGTATTAATTACAGACCGTGCCGACATATCAGCAGTTTGATTTAACTTTTGTATACCAGCAGACAACTCTCTATCTAAATTTACAGAACGTTGTGTAGCACCTGACATTAAATCATTTGCTTGTTTTTCTAAAAGATTTATTTGTTGCGTATAGCTAGATATTAAGTTATCAGTTCCTTCTTTTAAAACATTATAGGAATAAATCGCTGGCTGATCTCCTACTTTTCCACCACGTATGTCATTAACAATTTTTTCTAAGAATGATCTTTGACTTGGGGTTAATACTTTTTCTTCTGTACCAAACATCTTAGCTACATCATTCATTGCTTGATTGACTGTGCCTTTTGTAGCTACAGGAATCATGTAACCAATTCCTTTAAGAAGTGCTTTTGAAAATTCAGGAGCTACGGCTGCTGCTGTAAAACGAGCTATTTCTTCAGTAGGTTTACTAGCGTTAAAAACATCACGAGCAGTTTGTCCTACAACTTCTTCGGCAGCACCGCTTACCAAACCTGCACCAGCACTTGCTAATCTTTTACCTCGCATACCACGACCCATCATCATCAATGGTGGACCAGCAGGAGCTGTTAAAGGAAACATAGATAAACCCATTCCAGCACCAGTTAAAATTTCTGGAGCTACAGCACCCAACGCAGATGAAATAGTTGCTGTACCAACTACATCTTTTGCACGATCAAATATATCTGGTTCTTTTTTTTCTCTAGGTTTTTCTATAGAAGGCACATCTGATTTTGGTGTGGGTAGATCAGAAATATCTGTTTTTACTGGTTTTGGTAGATCGCTAATGTCAGCCATTATCTATATCCCTGAGTAGCTAAATAATCTTTTGCTGCTTGTTCATTGCCATTAAAATTTGTATCAGCATACGTTTTTAATTTTTCGCCAGTTGGCATTGGTTTTGTTTGTGCCTGTGGAACTTGCAATGGAACATTTTCTCCGCCTCGTAACCCTGGATATTGTCTTTCTGCATTTAGTTGTTCACGTCTAAGCTCGCTCAATCCTTCTTTCATAGCATTTTCTAAAGCTAAGTATGGTCTAAATCCACCCTGATACAATGGTCTCATTATATTATCTTCATTTTTAGTTAATGCTTGACCTGCTGTTTGAAACTCTGCTGATCTAAATTTAGCTAATGTTCGTATTAAGTTTAAAACTTCAACATCATTTGCAAATGCTTGTTCTGCTGGATTACCAGGTATGTATTTATCAATACCTAACGCATTAGTAAATTTTTGGTATTTACCTTCATCTTGTAATCGTTTTAAAACTGGCAATGCTTTTTCTAAGGCTGGAATTACTGATTCTCTAAAATCATGTGCAAGTCTAGTTTTTTGATCAGGCGGTTTTAAAGCACTATCTTTAGCACCCAATCTTTGTGAACCAGCAACACTTTGTGCAAATTCAGAATCAGCAGGAAACACTCTCATTGCTAGTGTATTTTTATCAATAACTGTTACAGAACCATCAGGTTTTACTAAAATTTCATTGTTAGGTTTGTTTAGTTGTAGTCTTTTTAAACGGGCATCTTCTTCTTTTTGTTTAAATTCTTTTACTTTAAAGTCTACAGTCAAACCACTATCTAATAATTTTAATGCACCATCTACATTACCTTTATTTAGCATATTACCTAAAACAGAGTTAGTTCCAGCTAAAGCAATTGCTTGTTGTCCAGCAGCGTAGGATGCTTCTTTATCTATGCCACGTAATTGAATAGATTTTTCTAATTGTTTTTCTATTTCATTACGTAGGTCTGTAATACGCTTGTATTCTTTATCAAATTCTTTAACTTCTTTTTCATACAAGTCTTTACGACCTGTTTGCCAACCCTTTAACATTCCTGTCATAGCGTTCATGGCATTGTTAGCACCCATCTTTCCTGATGAACCTACTATCATTCCTAAAGTAGAAACCATACTGAATAGTGCGCCTAATGAGGCTAAGTTTTCTTTAGTAGGATGAAACTCTGGGCGTGGGTATTCATCTTTTTTTAATTGATTAGCATCTATATCACTTCGTATATCAGTAGCATATTGTTTTTCAATACTAGACTTTAATCCTAGATTAGCTGCATCCATTCCTAATTTAGTTCGAGCAGTATCTACATCTACTTGTGTTTTTTGTTGCAACAAGCCTGATTGATCTTTTAAGAATTGTTGTGTTATTGGATCATACTTTTCTGTTTTTAAAGGAGGTACTTCAACCTTTGGTGCTTCAGGAAATTTAGTCGGCAATACTTCAGGTTTAATATTTAAACCTTTTTGTAAATTATTTTGACTAGTAATTTCATCAGGATTAATCATATTAAGCTCCTCTTACAACCGTTGGTGGTGCATAACCATACGTTCCACCGCCAGCAATTTGTGCTAACTGAGTATAAAAATTCTGTGTATTAGTTGCCATTTGACGATCCATTTGCAATCCTGTACGGATAGCACCTAACGCAATATTGTCACCTATTTGGGCTACTTGCAAACCATATTTAAATTGATTATCTAATAAGTTATTGTAAATTTGTGCAATTTGATTAGCAGATTGTTGTTGACCAACACCGCCACGACTTGCTACTGATTGAGCTATTCGAGCTTTAGCAGCGTCTAATGATGCTTGAGATTGAGGAGTCAATTGACCAGCTTGCGCTTGTGTCATTAACTTTTGTCCTGTTTCTGTATATGGTTGTGCAATAGCTTTTTGTTCTGCTGTGGCAGCTTGCGATTGACCAGCAAGACGTTTATTTTGAAATGCGCCAATTAATCCTAATCCACCAGCTAAACCTAAACGACCTAAATTTTCAGGTTTTGTTAAGGCTTCTTTAGTATCTTTACCTAATTGATCTAAGAAACTAGGCTTTTGTGGTGTTGCTAACTCAGGAGCATTAGTTGGTATTGTTCTTTGACCACCATAAAAACCACCTGCTTGAGATTCTACGTCAGTTGTTAGTGCTGGTGCTGATGCTTGTAATTCTTCTGGAAAAGAACTACCACCGCCATAATATCCACCTACTTGTGCCTCTGGATCAGGATAATAAGCATTATTAGCACCAGTATATCCATATACCGCATTTTCTTCAGGACTAAAATCTGTTCCTGCTGTGCTTAAACTAGAATAATCCCCTGATGAATCATAACTATAATCCTCTTGAAACTCAGGCAAGCCAGTTTCAGGATTAGGTTCTCCACTACCACCAGCTCTTCTAAGTAAGGCAGCTTCTTGAGGATTAATGTGCGCTAGGATTGAGTCTTTACCACGCCCTTTAGAACGGAGTAATTGTGCAAGTCCTGCAAGGTCAGTACTTAATGCTGTTGATAGATTTTTAGCCATGTTATATTCCTAACGCTCCTCTTAAAGATTCTCTATTCCACACATCTTTTCTCTTATCATCTTTTCCTAATAAATAAGGTTCTGATGTACTTGAAACATCTGGTCTTGATGGTAATCCTGTTCCTAACAAAGCAGCGACATTTGTATCTATACCAAGTCCTGTTGATAATGGTCTATTTCGCGTTGATGGACTTATTCTTTGTGGAATTACAGAAGTTGAAACAACAGTTTTATCAGTAGTTTTTGTTGGTTTTACTGGTTTTTCTGGGTTTTCAGGATTACTAATAACTACTTCTTCATCATCAACTTCAGGAATTACTGGCAAATCTTCTGTTTCTGTTGGAATAGTTGATTTTGTTGTAGTAGGTTTTGTTGTATCAACTAATTTATCTGTTTGTGTTGGTGGAAAAATTAAATCAATAATTTTTTTATCTGTTGTTGGTTTTACTGGTGACGGCTTTAATCTATTTTGTAATCGAGTCTGTAAATTAGGAGCAGGTTCGATTCTACCTGTTGGTAAAGCTGCTGGATCAACATTTGGATCAGCACTTGGTGTCGTACTAGGTATTGTTGTAGGAAATACTGAAGGGGTAGTTGTAGGTGTTATTAAAGGATCACCTATAGGTTCAATAACAGGTTCAGTAGTTGTTGGTATCGTGGGTGTTGTTGGAACTACTTGCGGTATATTTGTAAACGCAGGATCAGTACCTTGATAACCATACATTTGTATTAATTGTGAAATTTCTTCTGGCGTAATATTTTCTGATGTAAATGTTTTTATATCTTGATCAGTAATTGGCGTTTTTCTTCTGTTAGCTTCAACTACAATTTCATTTGGATTTTGTCTTACATCTATTGTGCCAAGATCAGACGCATCTGATAATTTAAAAAAATTATCAATAGTTGGATATAAATCAGGATTTTTATCAATTAAATTTTGTATATTTTCTTTACTAAATAAATTATTTAATTCATCTCTATATGGTTTATATGTTGGGTCTTGTTCAGCAAGTGATAATAATTCTTTTATATAATTTAAATCCATTTGTGGTGAAGTTCCACCATAAGCGTTCATATATTCATCTATAGATGCTTTTAATGCAGGATTTGCTAAAACATTTTTTAAATACTCAGGATCATTACTAGCTTGCGTAATAAACTTTTGCATACCTTCTTTGCCAGCTTGTACAGGCACTAAAGGAGTAGTTGGTGTGAAATCATTTACAAAATTAGGCAATGCTTGCGCTAATAAAGCATATTGCGTACCAGCATCAATTGAATTTCCATCAACTTTTGATTGGGCAAACATTTGTTTTAAACTATCAAACATTGCTTGATCTCTTGATGTCGGATTACTTAATTCTGCGCTTTGTATTTCTTTTTTTACAGAATCTTCTTTTTGCGAATCTGAAATTATTCCACCAATAATAGATGGAACGCTATTTGTTATTGCAGTACTAATATCCGAGCCAGAAACAGCAGCTGTAGTTGCTACTTTAGAAACATTGCTTATTAATGTTGCAGAGTCTTTTAAATCTGGAATGTTAGTTAATAAATTATTGGTATATGATCCAACAACGCTTCCTGCTAAACTTGATGTTACTGCTGTAGTTACATCTGTACCATTAACCGCAGCAGATACAACGCCACTAGTAACCGCATTACTAATTGCTGTTGTTACTTGTTTGGTAGTTAAGTCTAAAGCTGTTGCCATAGCTTGTATGTTTTCTGCTCCACCAGCAATAGCTGTTCCTATCTCAGCCACATTAGCACCAGCACCTCCTGTAATAGCACCTGCAATAGCACTTTTAACAACATCGCCACCTGTTACAGCAGCTAACACAGATGATGATGCAGAACCTAATACAGCAGCTCCTAAAGTAGCAGCTCCAACTGCACCTACACCTAAAAGAGCTTCACCAATTGCTAAAGACAATCCCCCTGTTACGGGTGCTGCAATAACAGATAATGCTGCAAGTGCAAGACCTGTAGGATTAAAAGTATCATAAGGTTTTGCTGCTTCATAATTTGCTGTTATTTGTTTCCAAGCATCCCAATCAACTTCTGCTTGAGGTGTTGGATTTTCAGGAGTTGGTGGTGGTCTATATACAGGTATTGCTCCACCTAAAGCATATACTTGATTAGGGTCTTCTCTACTTGGCTGTGAAGGAGGTGGTGGCGGAGGAGGGGGTGGTGGAGAGGGTGGTGGTTCTGGAAGTGGAGCATAAATATTTCCATAAAGATTAGATAAATAATCTTGATTTTGTTTTAATAAACTTACATATCTTTCATCAGACATAGGATCATTTTCATACCTATTATTCTCTACCTGAATCATGTAGTTGATGTCGTCTTGATTTGTGACTGGACCAATGCTCATAATTAATTATTCTTCAAATTTTGTGTTTTTTTTGGGGGTGGGGAAACATTTTCATAATCCTAAACTTGCTGCTATTTGTTCATGGATTGTTAAATGTGTTCCTAACCAATCGTAAAAATCGTTCTCTTTTTTAAAGTCTACATCTAACATATTAAATGGATTACTTAAATTTAAATAGCTTGCAAGGGCTTGATGTTCGACCTGATGAGCCAGTAACCAGTCATCTAAGTTGTCAACATTGGCATCTGTAATGGGAAATTTAGGGTAAGAACGACCTAAATCAGTCAATGTTTCCCAAAATAACAAGTGCTGTACACCATTTTCAAACAAAAACTCTCCTAATGACTCTGGATCACCAAATTGCACAATAGAAAGAGTTTCCATGTTCATCGTTAGTTCATTTTCAAAGCAATGGCTACCAAAGATGCCACAATAAATCCAGCAGATGTAATTAATATCGTTTCAATACGTTTTAACCGAGCGCAGATAGATTCATAACGTAATTCGCACACCGCTTCATGCGTATTTAACTTTGCTCTTGTTTCATCAATCAAAAATGCTGTATTTTCCATATTTACACCGCATAGTAAGGTATCTTGACGGTAGTTCCGTTCAAGAGTATTGAGATATATCCTGCTGGCACTAATGGCAAACTGGATGTAGCAAAAGTAGCGTTAGCTGTTGTAGTAGCTGATATATTTGCATTAGCTAAAGTTACATTTCCTAAACTAGTGACTGTAGAACCTAAAGTAATGGTTGTATTGCCAATAATAACGTTGCTATTTGCTAAACCGTTGTTAGGAATAGTGACTGAGGCTGTAACTGGGCTTGTATTGTTGGCATACATATACCCTGTCAAACTAGTAACAGTTAATGTAGTAACATTGGAAATGTTAGAACTAGAACTAGAAAAGGATGATACCGTCTTTAACATTTAGCTTCCATCCCCAGGAGTGATGTAAATAGTTGTACTTGATGTGGCATTGGCAGAGAAAAACGCATTAGGAATAAATGTTAGTATTTCATCTGTGCCTGGCAACAGAGGTAAACAATTGGCTACAGTTCCCGTTGGTGTATTTGCACCTGTAGCAGCGATGGTTGCATTAGCACCAAACCCTAAGAAAGCTGTAATTGATCCTGAATTAATAATGCGATATTGATTACCACCAAGCGTAGTTGATCTTGCTTGTACAGCAGTAGGAGCTGGTGTAGTAGCAGTAATCACAATTGTGTTACCAGTTACAGTAAAAGGTGCATTGACACTCATTAAATACTCCTAGTTATTGTGGCAAAGTGTTCTGTGTTTGTTGGGCTTGATATGCGCTAATTACTTCAGGTGTCCATGCAACATTACAAATGTTTTGAACATTCTGTGGTTGTGCAGATACATCACTAGCGGGTGTAAAAGATGTACGATGATATTGTTTAGATAACTCGTTACCATCTTCCATAATTCTTGTTACTTCACGAACTAATACAATACCATTTTCTGTTACTGTAATCTGATCAACTGCTATTTCTTTAGTTATTGCCATTTTAATTCTCCTTTTAAAAATGTCCGACTAAATAATCCAATCTAGTTAAGTTGTTTGATAACATCCGTTTACAAGAACTCGCCCACTTGACGGAAAACTGCTTTCTGTTAATTGCGCGCCTGTAACATTAATTGCTTGAATATATCCAATGGTTGAATTAGATTCTATGCTATAAATAAATAGTGTTGTTAGTGCATTTGCATCCATTTGGCAAGAATTGGGCCAGCCATAACCACCAGTATTTGATGTTGCTGTAAATGGTAGACCACTTATTCTTGTATTAAAGTCCCAAGTGTTTTTTGCAGTCCATGCAATTTGTAAAGAGAACTGAACTATTTTACCCACCTTGACATATTTTCCTTCTTGTAAAGACATGGTTGCCGTACCACCATTAGAAGTACCCAATATTGGAGTAAAAGTACCTTCTTCATAGTCATCTAGTGTATTAGCATTAGATGATGCTGATTGTGTTGCAGGGAATGTAACACCTGTACCTGAGTTGGGTACTGCTGAGTCAAGTGCAAGGGTTTGCCCTTCAGCCATTGTAATCTGTCGATTTCCATCACCATCAGATAAAACAACATAATTACTTGCTGTACGAATGTCTAAACTATCTTGGTTGCCTGTGTAGCCACCAAGGATAGTGTTTTTTCCACCAGTAGTAATTGTTGCACCAGCACCATCAGTTGTTCCAGTGCCTACAAAAGTGTTGTAACTTGCTGTGTTTGCGCTTACACCTGCCCGAATCCCAATATAAGTATTAGCAGCACCAGTAGTATTTGCATATCCTGCACTCCAACCTAATGCTGTGTTATAAGAGGCGGTGGTGTTGTTATTAAGAGCATCATATCCTATGGCGGTGTTGTAGCTACCTGTGTTGGAAAAGAGAGAGAGTCCGCCACTTGCGGTGTTGTAGTTACCTGCGATGTTGGTTGCGAGAGAACTATACCCACTACCAGTGTTTCCAGTACCTGTCGTGTTAGAAGTTAGTGCAAAACGACCACTTGCGGTGTTATTAATGCCTGAGAGGTTGCCAGCTAACGCATTAAGCCCCAAAGCGGTATTGTCTGCACCACTTGTATTAGCCGCCAACGCACTTGCACCAACAGCAGTATTTGTACTTACAGCACTACCTCCACGACCTACTCTTATACCATAAACAGTTAAGTCAGTACCAGAGTATAAAAGGTTGGCTGAGTCTTGTAATAGCCCTGCTGTGCCAGCGTATGTTACTCGACCACTTGTTAATCCTGAATCTGTAATAGATGTTGAAGTTAATGTAGTAATATTTCCTGTAGCAATATTAGCAGTACCAGTTACAGTAATATTAGTAACATTGGCTGTAGTCACCGTTACATTGGTAATGTTTACAGTTCCGCTACTAATCGTGGCGTTAGTTAATGTAAGATTACCAATAGTAGTAGTGGTATTTCCTAGGTAGATAGATGTATTACCCAAGGTAATGGGTGTGTTAAAGTTAGCATCTAAATTCGATAAGGGTATAGATGTTGTTGCCGTGCCAAAGGTGTATGGGACAGTCATATTAGAACCTCACTCTCAATTCATGTTCAAATTCAAATCCGTTATAAACAAAGCCTGCGCTATTTGATGTTACTGTGCAACCTAAATACTTGCCATATTGGGAAGCATCTGATTTAAATAATTGATAACCTACGGTATCCCAACCAATTGTTACATTGCTATTATTTTTCCACAAAATAACTGTAAAATTATTGTTAGTCCAATCAATTAAACTAGTTAATACGTTAATTGGATTTTGACTCACTTCACTATCTATGGTAGCAGTTAAATCAATCGTATTGTTGCTATTTGTTGCTTCTATGGCTAATTTTAATGCTTGTTTTGTGCGTATGGGATCACCCATTGGCATCAAAGCAGTCTGTATTCTGCTAGTAATTGTATTTGCACCATCATTATACAATTTGACAAGACTATTGCCTTGTGTACCATAAATGGTTATCTTGCCACCAACAGTCACCGAGGCAATATAACTTAAAGTATCACCTTGGCTAGTTAAAAACCATTTCTTCTCAAAGAATACTGCTTGAATATACCGAGTACTGTTAGTAAATATTGCATCATAGTATCTAAAGTTAAAACACGCACATAGAATGTTATTCACCAAAACTTGACCAGCGTAGACAGGATTTGTAAAGTCAATATTTGGAAACAAACCATCTAAGCTATCAGACAACTTACTGGTGGTTGATCCAACTAAAGCGTACATTCCGTAATCGTTCATAAATAGCACAGAACGAAAATATGGAAAGATGGTATGTTGCCGTTTAGAGCCTACCGAGGCAGAAACGTTGGTATTGGTAAATAAAGTTGTACCATCTGACTGTACTCGTACATCAGAAAATACGTTAATTGAGTCATCACCAAAGATGTATAAGAAGTTATTAGCAGATAGTAATTGTGTAATATTACCGTGTAGAGTTGAATCGGTTAATGTTAAAAAACCAGCCGATACACTTGTAAAATCTGAATAAGAACCTGCTGCGCTATAATAAATAGTTCTACCTTGAGCAATCCATAATCTCCCACTAAAGGTAGCTATCGCAGTATTGGTTGTGTTGTTAATTGTGGCAGTAATGGTCGCTGCGTTGGTAAATCCACCACCACTTAGGGAAACTACTAGGTTAGCAGCGTTAGTATAGCCACTACCGAAGTTGGTCATTACCACTTGCGTAACAATATTTCCTAAAACAATGGCTGTACCAGCAGCGTTTGTTCCTCCACCGCCCGTAATACTCACAGTTGGTGCGCTCGTGTAACCAGCTCCACCAGTAATCACATTAATGGTTACTGTGCCTGTCTTAAAATTAAGTAAACTAGCTACTGCCGTTGCACCACTACCGACACCATTAGCACTTGTTATGGTAACTGTTGGTGTAGTGTTATATCCTGTACCAGCGTTGGTAAGTGCAATAAATGAAACACTATTACCGCCTGTCGTTAAAAAGGATGTCGCATTAGCTTGTATGCCGTTGGCATTATTAGGTGCTGATATAACTACAGAAGGAGACACGTTATAACCAGAACCACCATTGCTAATAGCAACTATACCAATTGAACCTATTTCTACTAAATTAGTGCCATCCCATGAAAATAAACCCTTATTTGGGTCAATAATCATCATAAATTCGTTATTCCATTGCGCTACTTGCACTCCAGAACCACTAAACGTATTAGCCGATGCAATTGTTCCCGTAGACCCGTTAATCACGTTGTAATACTGTGCGCTACCATTAGCATTAAAAGAAACGACATAATCCATAACACCAATATTTATTGAATATAAATAGGTAGGACTAGCAAAAGTAACAGCCGTATTACCACTATAAACCACACTATAGTTAGGAATAATTTTTAGATTACCAAAACCAATAGGTTGGATATTCTCTAACCAATACAACTCTTTCTCATCAATTGAGGTGCGATTGGCTTTAGTGTTTAGTCCTGTAAATTGTTTAACAACTTGGTAGGACTTGCGTTGTTCTGCTGCTGCCATAATTAATATGGAGAAGAATAAACACTTGGCAAACGCCTTGTGTATACAGAATTAATAATGCTATTGATTTGTTTGAGATACTCTTGTTTAAAAATCTCAGACTCACCAAAACTTTGTTCGTAGAATTTAGCTAAATACGCTGAATAAAACGGTACGGCAGCACTATATGGATCATTAATTGAATCATTAACGGTTGGTGTAGATAAATTCAACGGATTGGGCAATACTACGCAATCTATCTCTACTTGGTAAATCTGATCTGGAACTGGTCCAATATAAATACTATTTTGACCATAAACGCTAAATGCTAAAGGTTGACCAATATAATTCTGCCAAAAACGTAATCTTGCGCTAAAGTCTGACCAAGCAAAATAATTCATGGGTAAACGTGAATTTCCCCAATATAAATTAATATTCACAATATCTAAAATAGTATTGCCTGAACTAGATGATAAAGGTGCAGTTCCCATGAGATTAGTTAAAGCCTCATAAGAAATATTTTCACAATTACCAACATACTGTAAAGTAGCTGTTCCATCAGCAAATGCTGTACTTGGTGGGTAATTACTATAATTATTAGTATTGTTGCCAGGATACGCTGGTGCAGTTGATCCTGATGTACCACCAGTTATATATTGATAAATAAAGATGTTGCTAAATACAAATGTATTAGCTGTAACTACTGTATCTGCTAACCATTGAGTAGGATAAGCAGGTGCAACAGAATTAATGGTTGCGCTAGGTGCAACTTGACATGGCACTTGAGCGACAACGATTTCTCGCAATGCGCCAGAATCTCTTACTACACGCTCACGAGCAGAATTGATGTTGTCAGTTAGTTGCTGATCCGTATAAAAATTGGCATTAGCATCATGTAACAATCTACGTACTGCGGTGAGGTAACTTGACAAAGTTGCCATTTAATTTCCATCATTTATGACGCTATTTTAAGGATGTTTCCCCGAACCTGCCTTTTAGCAGGTAGGGGTACTTTTTCCACCAACGGGGATAACGATTGGTCTTTTTTTGGAGGTTGGGTACTAATCTCCCATTGATCAAGAATAGCTAAAGCAGCCTCTAAATCGTTGGAAGTAAGACACCAGCCCAACCTAGCCAAGTAAACTTCTTTATCTTCGCTACCATAACCAAATACATGACGAGCAACTTCTTCAGGAATCTCTACGGTAGTGTCTTTTGGAAAAGTATAAAAAACACCACCAAGTCCATCTTTTAGTTTCTTATCAGATCGGTTTGTAACATAAATCACAGTCATTAGAAACTCACTACGTTTCCAAAAACTGATATATCACAAGTAGCTGCTACGGCTGTATTAACATTTAAAAATAAAGCTGAAGTAACAGCACCACTTACTGCGGTATTGGTTAAATACGGTTCAGCAATGTTAAGTGTAATAAATGTTCCTGCACCAGTTAATTGTGTCGTTATTACATTCGATACAACTACGTTAGGTGTAGTTACATTACCCGTTGAACGTACAGAAATAGAAATGTTTGCCGTTGCTGCGCTTGCATTTGGATCACTAATTACAATTTGACGAATAATCACACTACCTGAGTTAGAAACAGCACCGCCATTTGTTAAACCACCACTATTTAAAGGGATGGTTACAATACCTAGACCTGCTGTTGCTAAACTCGCATTACGAACAAATCCAACTCGACCATAACCAAAACTATCTAAAGTTGCATTACCGACCTTATTTGGGTTTGCCATAATCTCTCTCCTTAAACGTTGTAAGTGCCAACAACAGCATTGCCACCGTTTGAAGTATAAAGAGTTAATGATTGCGTGGCTGTAGAGGCATTAGCACGAACGTTCCAACCATCAGACAAGATAGTTGTACCGCCTGTGTTAACAGCTACATACGCTACCCAGTTATTAACTGCAACACCAGTCGCATTTTGGTATGTATTCACCTCAATCGACACGTTTGAAGTTGTCGAGTAAGGCATAATATATACACCAGCAGGTACAAACTGTGCGGATGACACACCAGCGTTCATGGATGTTAAGTTACCAATACCAATACTAGTAATAATGACAGGTTGTAAAAACGCACTTGCTGTATTGGTGAATGTTTGTGAAACAAGGATTTTATTTGTGCTGAGTGACATGGTTTTTTCTCCTTATAAAGAAATAGAGTTATAACCTGAAACCCGTGTCATTGACTTAGGTTTAACGCTTACCAATTCGGCAATCATTAAAACTGCGCCAACATAACCGATCTGCCAGTTAGGAAGTGTAGACTCAAAGCCAGTAAACACAAACGAACCTTGATCGTGGATGTACAAACTCATGTAGTTACTGTTAATAAAGTACACAGTACCTTCTGGGCAGTACGGATCAGGATAAATAGGAACACCAGCAACCATTAAAGCCCTAAAAGCAGCAGATGGACCATTTGCATCGCCATCAAAACCGTTTCCTGGGGTAATAACGTACTGTTCTTGACCAACATAGTCTTGTGCTAGTAATGTCCATGTACCAAAACCACAAACACCAAACGTAGGCACTTCAGCACCGTTTTTCACAGTACCAGAAATGTATTGTAGGATGTTTTGTCTAGTTGGATTGACAGAACCAGCAGCGTACACTTTTGACTTCCACCAAGTAAAGGTGGTACGGTTAATGTTACCGTAGGTAGTCATGTTTGTACCATCATCAATAGCACCAGGTAAACCGATGAACTGTTGTGTGTTGGTATAGTTGGTGTACAAAGCAGTAGCCATTGCATCCATCATTACGTTGGTCGCATCGTTCATACGAGCTTCGATCAATGGAATAATGGCATAGTCTTGCTGTACTGCACCTTCCATTCCGAGGAACGGAACTGGAGCAATCATTAACTTGAGGTTGAACTCAGCGTTGAAAGCACCTTGCTGAACTGACGGTTGTGTAAACGAACCACTATAGTCAGACCATTGGGCATTAACAAACTGTGCGCCCTGTACTGGAACTGTTACTTGGGATACACCACCAGATGCGGATTGACTGTTAGCAATCAAAGCAGCCATCAAGGGTGTGCTGTTATAAAGTTGAACAACCAGCTTGGGGATAAAGGCTCTACGAGTAACATAGGTTAACTCATTGTATTGCGATGTACCTGACGCTGGAAGAATACCGCCGCCTATAGGCATAGTTTATCTCCAAACAAAATTAAAAATATCCCCTTGTACTGCAATAAAACTTAAATACCAATGGCTTTTCTGCCAACGTTACGTATATCTTTTAAGGCTTGTGCTGCTTCATCTCTTGCACCCATCTGTGGGTTCTTCCAATACTTAGACAAGTCAAACTTGCTAATTGCACTTGGATTATAACCACTTGGTGTAGGCTCGGCTGCTTGTTTCATCCAATCAAAATACTCGGCTGCTGTTTCGTGATTGCTAATGTTCTTTGAAAGCATAATCTTTTCAATCTGCTCAACATCGGCATCATCACGGGCTAACCCTTTAGTAATCAATGATTGTCTACGTCTGTTCAATTCTTCACGGGCATCTTTTTCACGTAATTTATTTTCAGATACCAACAAACGGTTTTCCATGTCGGACATCTTTTTTTCTGTGTAATCTTGCATTTCCAGTTCAGGAATTGGTAGATCAGGCTTGACTTTTTTAGTCATGCGTAAGAAATCTTTGCGTGTGGATGGATTCTCAGCCAATTGCTTGGCTAAGAGTGCTAACTCATCACGCTGTTCTAATGAAATATCTTCTAAACTCATTTTTATCCCCTATTTAATTAAATAACTTTCTTGGTGTCACCTGGTTGTGACATAGTCATTAGATTCTTGTTTCCTGCCTTACGAGCAGAATCCAATCCACCAAATTCTGAAAAACGTGGTGTGTTAATAACTTGTCCATTTTTCTGATTGTTATCAGTTGGTCTACGTGGTGCTGATGCGCCTCTTGGTTTAAATAAGTCCATGGTTCAATCCTTTACATAGGTGGTGGTGGTGGCGATACATCGCCCATTGGAGGCATTCCACCTGGAGGTGGAGGAGGCATACCCATTGGTGACATACCAGGAATCATCGGTGCTTGTTGCATTGCATTACCTTCAGGTGTAGCACCACCAGCTTGAGGTAAGGTTTGTAGTAACTGCATAATTTCAGTTGGTTGCAATTCGTTGACTTTGCCTTTTTTCTGACCAATGATTGAAGTCATGGTGCGTAGTGCGCCTAAAATCTTTTGTCCTTCAGGTGTCTCACTACCGATTGCTGGCAAACTCTGCTCTAGCAAATCCATTGCCATCGATAAATTAATCATCGCTGCTTCACGATTACCCATCTTGGGTTCAGGCGTACTCATTGGTGCGCCCATCGGTGGCATGGATGGATCAGAAATAACATTGTTTTCATCAGCAGGTAACGCAGGTGCGCCTTTAGGACTGGCTTTGTCTCTTTGACTAGCAATCATTTTCATCATTTCATCTGATGGCACACTCATAACATTCCCTTCAAGTTGTACATAGGTTACTCAGTTTTACAAAAATGTCAAGTGGGGGTCTTATTTAGTTCTCCCAACCCCCGTGGGAGATGTTACTGGCAATTGCTTGCCTTTTTCCTTCTCACGGGAAACTATTAACGCCTAGTTTTCCGACCACGCTTCATCATCATTTTGCCGTACATACGCTTCTCCTATTTAACTATCCCCTAGTCATTCTGCCATAACTCCGCATACTTGGGTTACGGTCATTTGATTGCATACCTTGTACCCGATATTGCAAGGTAGGTACATCGGTTCTTGTGTTTAACTCGCTAGTTGTTACTCTAGGCGTTGCTGCTGTTGGTTGTACTGGTTTTGAATATTCCATTATCCGACCTCTGGTTCTTTCTTGGTTGTTTTTTCTCTGGGATTCTCTCTTGGTAGATTTTGTTCCATTTTTTCTCTTTTTGCTAGCTTTTCTTTTAATAATTGTTTCATAGGTGGTTCAACCAAGTCAAGCAAGGATTCTCGGTCAATTGCACCGACTTTAAAGAGATTAAATGCCATTTGTTTCAAATCTTCCGTAAAAATGGGAGAATTACTGTGTGCATCTACTTTTACAACAAAATCATTGGTAAATTGTCTTGGAATAAAGCGTAAACCGTTCTCATCAGTAAAATGCGTGTCATCATACGACTGCATCAGCTTTAAATACAAGGTTGCGACCTTTTCCAAGCTATCTTCTACAATCAATGCACGTTTCTTGGCTCGACTTGAACCTAAACGGGCTAATTGTGAGGCATGACCCTGACTTCTTACGCCAGATTCACCTCTACCTGATAAAACGTTGCTAATTCCCGACACTTCGGAGAACATGGCATCAACTTCATGGATTACTTCAAATAAATCAGGTGGCATTTGTGGTGCTAAACGATCAACCCGTGCGCCTGGCATATCTGAGGCAATGTATGTACCAGCACGGTTAAGTGCCATAAACTTTTCATCAACAATACCTGAAACACCGCTATAAACTGTTGGTGGAGAGACTTGTTTGCTCAGTAAGTCTAAAATTTCAATCATGCGTTGATTGCGCATCTCTTGTAACTGCACTAATTTCTGACATTCACTTTGACCCCACAAGTAATCGTATTGTGGGTTCGGACACAATTGTACAAATGGACATTCACCTTTTAAGAACATACTCTCGCCTGGGCGATCATATAAAATAATATCAGGTGAGGCAATCGTTACAACTTGGTAGTCTTGGGTATCATCATTCCACACCCATAACTCACGCATCTCTATCGTATCTTCAGCAACTTGGGGTGCATAGCGATTAATACCACCTAAGTCCAAATTGACGTTACCGTAAATGGTTGAGCCTGATTGACTCATCACAATACGGTTTACAGCATTAGGCATATCATCATCACTCAATTTGACACTAGCAATGACGCGTTTAATAATAGATTCTCGTTGTGGATGCGAATACAAACGGGCATACAGTTCAGATTTAGTAATGTAATAGACTTGTAAAAGTGCTTCTTGTCTGTCTGTGTACGGTATATCTTCACGCAGTACACCCATGCTTGACGGATCAATCATGTACGGCACGATGCCACGGTTATAAACCAGTTTAATAAAGGTGGTGTTGTAGACTAATGCCCATGTCATTGCTAAAGAAAAAATTTGATCGGCATTCGAATTAAGCCATTCATCATTCAGAGCTTGAGTAAGTATCGGTGTTTTAAATTGTTCTTCTTCAGGTACAGCAGCTCCGAGCGAAATAGAAAACCGAGTAGTCTCGGCAGAATATAAGAAGCTAGTGAGCTGATCTAAATGCGGATGGATTTTATTAAAGTAGGCAGGAGGTTGTTCAGGCGAACTACCGAATAGATAGTAAGAGCGCAAGGAAGTGTAATCTGCCTTACGGGTTTCCATTGAGACTGAGCATTTTTCCATGAGATCAAGATAAAAATCTTCTCGATCAGCATGATTCGTAGGTATTCTCATCGTTTAATCTGTAGGTTATCGGGATCACGTAAACTTGAGCTTGGATCAGCCCGTGGTCCTACTGTAATCCCTGCTTGGCTTGGTGTCAACCCTGCGGACTCACCTTTTATGGACTGACTATATCTGCCAGCCAAGATACTTTGCATATTCATTCCTTGGAACGCACCACCCCAGATGGCGTTATCCCCTGCTCTGGGTTCTTGCGGAGCTTGGGGGGTGGGCGGTTTCTTGAGTTGGTCTTTGTTACCCCGTTTACGTGTGGCGAATTTTTCGGCTTCGGCATACTCTTTTTCGGTAAACTTGTTGTTTCTGGTAAGGTATCCTGCTTGATTCTCACCCTCTCGTGCGGATTTAATATTTGACATTCCAAATTCGTTGGCAAGTTGCTTGGAGGACTTATCGGTAAACTTGGTTTTTGCCGAAACAAGCCCAGGAGCTTGGAGGTGAACTTGGAAAACTTCATGTGTACATCCTTTCATTGGGCATTTTGGTTGACGGCTTTCAAAATAACCGTGGTGATCGCATTTAAAATCCTTTAGAACTGGCATCATTTTCCCCTTTTACTGTTCATCTAATGGTTTAATACTGTAATCATACTTGTTTTTAATACCGATTTGTATACCAATCTTGCCATTTTTCATCACTAAACGGGTATCTTTTTGCATAATTGGCTTGGCTTCTCTACGAAACTCCAGAAAACGGCTGTTATCTCGGTTTGCCATAATCGCTACTTCACCATCTAACCAATGATAATAGCCTTTACTGACTCGTCTTTGGACATACTCTGTTAAGGGTTCGGTCTTATAAATAAAGACATCGAGTAAATGATTGCGTGTGATACCGCACAGATCAGCAAATAACTCTTGTGAGATGCCACGGTCATTATCAGACAGAAACCGTTTGATTAAAACCTTTAACTCTCTTTTAGGAATAGTAGGTTTCATTTGTTGATTAATCCGTCTGAGCCGTATACCCCAATTCTTTTCAAATAATCGCTCACATTTCTACCCACAGTTAGTTGTTCAGGGGTAAAGTCATCTTGTATACGACTAATGTGTTTAGTAATCTTTTGCATAATGAGGCGAGGCTGTACTTGTTCAGCAAAGGCAGCAGTCGCTAAAGCACAGGCGATGACCCGATCATCCTTATTGCGCCCTGTTGCCATAATTGAGCCACCATCCCGAACAATGGTTTTCATTTCCTCAATGGTATCCATGTCCACAATGTCCATCATGCCACGCTCAAAGAAGTCTTTCATGTAAGACAGCATCCGTTCTTTGGTAGCTGCGGTGGTTAGCCAACCAATACTGTTGGAGTAGCCACCAAGGGTATCGTTCCTACGCCAGATATAGTTTTGCATATTGCCGTACACATCGGTAAGTTCTTTACCAAGGGCTGTACCCATGGCTGCTGCTTGTCTTTTGAGATTCTTTAATTCATTGATAACGGCTTGACCTGGACCATTGACTTCTAAGTTTAAGGTAGAGTTTTTATAAGCACCAGCGAGGTGGGCTAAGACCCACGCAAACTGGTAGGTGTTCATTTCTGCTGTAGCAAAAGAGGCGACTTGTTCCAAGCCGTCAGCATAACAACGAAAGACTTGTATACAAAAGCGATCAGCCCAATCAGAACTACCGTAGGCAGGGTCTGCACCAATGACATAATAAGCAGTATCAACTGGTTCTTCCCAAATCTTTAGAGTAGCAAGACGTTCGGTGGACTTGAGAACCTCGGTATCTTGAAAATTAACTCCGAATGAATAACGATAACAATCGTAGGTGCGTTTTTTAAGTGCTTTGACAGCATCAGTACACCTTGAGTTAGAGAAGAATGAAGTACCTGTCATAACAAAGGCGTAATCTTCGGTAGGAGGAAACTCTTGATACATGAGACTCTCATCCTTAATACCTTCTAGCATCTTCCAACGCCACCACGCCATTTGCCTAGAGTTAATCTCTACGCCATATAACTTCTTAATATCCTTTACCCACTCTTTTTCTTCACCTGTGAGTTTGCCATCCCAATAAACTTTATACGTCATACCTTCAGGATCGAGGCTATATAACTCATTACGCCACCACCCACAGAAGATGGCTCTCTGTGTCCTTGCTCGTTTGGCAGTAACGTACATATCGTGAAACATATTAAAGCCTCTGGCGGTACTCTCAAAGAGGTATAAACGGTGTGGATTGGTTTCAGCAAGAGAAGCTAGTAAAGATGCTAATCCTTCTTCATCTCCCCAAGAACTTGTTTCCGTACCATGCAAGTATGTAATCGCCTTGCCACGACCCAAACTTCCTTTAGCTCTAAGTCCAGCGACTTGATAAAAGAGACGAGAGCGGTTTTTGAGGGAAAGCTGATTGCGGTTGTGAGCAAGTAACGGGATGCGATACTCTTTGGGTAAACCATCCATATACATGGCGAGGGTTGACCTGAACATATCTCGGTTTTCTTCGGTGTCGGTGGTAAGTGTGCCTTGTAATCCTGCGTGGATAAAGTGCCAGTAGAGGTCAAGAGCGAGTGAGACGGTTGTGATTCCAAGTTGTCTACCTTTCAAAATAACAAAAAAATGAACATCATCTTGTAAACCTTTGGTAATCTCATCCATCACATAGGTTTGTGACCCTAAGAGAGTACCCATCTTCTTGAGACCTTGTTCTTTCGTCTCAATCTTGAGCTGTGAACAGAAGTTATAAAACTGTTTTTGATTAAAGGCGGTCATGTATTCTTCTGGTGATCAAACTGTTCTGCTTCTTAAAATTCCCAATTGGCAACCTTTACCCGATTAACCTTATCTTTAGCGCATTTTACTAAGTCATTGACTCTGCCTTCAGAATAATTCTTCTTCCAAGTCTCAAATAAGGCAATCTTTTCAGCATCGGTATGGCACTCTATGACTCTTTGCATCTCTATCTTAAAACAGATGCGAGACTCATACAACTGTTCAGACCATGCCTTTTCAATGTCTAAGGTCACTAGCATCATCTAGCTCATTAATAATGGCTTGCAAACGATCTAGTTCAATCTGCGCTGCGGACATTAACTTTGCACTCTCAGCATGAACACGCATTAACTCATGGAAGATTTGCTCCTTATCCATTGACCAAATACTCTGCATATACTTGCGCTTTGTGTCATCAGACACAGACTGTATTTGTTCAGCAAGAGATGTTATTCCGTTCGCCATACCCGTACCCCGTCATTTTCTTTTCTAGCGATAAACTTCATACCCAGTTGTTTACCCATTCGATAGTTGGAATTACAAATAACTTGTAAACTCGTGTCCTCAACAAAGAAACTATCACTAATCTCCATAACCTTATACGGATAACTGTTTCTAACCCTTATTTTAGGTAACTCTCTATTCTTTTCTATTGCTAACATATTCACCTCCTACGCAAATAATAGCATAGTTCAGAAAACACAAATTTTCTTTGGGGGGGGAAGGGAATAGGTCACGCTCATTACTAGACTCAAACCCAATTCATTTCCCAAAACATTGCACAAGGATAAAAGAATCGCATCAACCCATAATTACCCATAACCAAAAATTGATTATTGATTAGTCATTACCGTTAGTTGATTGTTACCCAGTCCAAGCTATTCCATTTACCTGTAAGCGAACAACCCAGGCAAATAGTTCTATTTTTAAAGAGGCGTGAGAGGAGTCTATCCATCGATCATTCCAACAAATTACCGAATAGACTATATACATAACTACTATATTAGTATTCTTTAAATTTATAGATATAGACTATATATGTCTAGAAACTATAGATAACTATGATACTTATTATAGATAGTATATATCTATAGAAATATACAATCAATAGAAAAATACAATGTATGTTTTATACAACTATATGTTGCATTAGTAGATTATGTGTATAATAGAGTTATACATAGATAACTATGTATTGATTAAACCTAACTAATTAAGGAATACAAAATGTTAAACAAAGCACACAGAAAAGCATTTAGAGAGGCATTGAGAAGTGACATTCCATTCTCATATTTTGCTCCACACGATAGAAAAGTAATTCGCCACAATAGCGCAATTGTTGAGGCGATAGCCTCACGCCGTGAGTTCTCATTTGTTAATTCTAATAAAGGAAACTAAATCATGCAAATTAAATTAACTATCTATATTAGTGATACTGATATAGCACAAGCACAAATTGACAATCCCCAAATGTCAAAAGAAAATGTTTTAGGGGAAATCAACAATTGCATCTATTTAGGTGGCGATTGTATCAATGCCATATTAAATCGTAAATTAGACATCAATGGCATTGATTACTACATTGAAAAGGATAAAACAGTTGTATTGGATAAATCATGGGGTGAGATGTGGTACGACAATTTTCCTACAGAAAATGATTGCCCTATGGATGTAATTGAGCATCATGCTGAGGGTTATGATTTCCCTGTAAGTGATAACATTATCCGTTTCGCTAGAGCGATGTGGAATGAGGGTAATTTAACTGAGAAAAAGGGGAATTAACATGTCTAAATTAACAATTGAAGAAGTCTACACTGGGGGCGGTTGTGATCACTACGAAGTACACTTTAAACAGTATGGAATTCTATTCGTAGTCAACAATAATGATTGTAATATCCCCACAGAGGGCGAGGACTGGGGATTTTGTTCCTATGCTAATGAAGATGATTTTAATAGTGGCGATTGGATCGATTGCATTGGACCTCTTGATGATTTCAAAAAAGATAATCTAATCACTTTTTTAAAGGGTTTCCTTGTAGCTAAGCAAGTTAAAAAAATAGAGGGTTATTTTGAATTGGATCAAGTAGATTTTAATGAACTCGCTCACGATATTAGCAATGTTTGTGAGCCTCATGTTTTACATGATGCTTTATATTTCTACTTGAAAACACTTACCAAAGAACAATTGGATATTTGGCTCAGTACATTAGATTCCAATCAATCTTTTAAATTAACTGACTATATAGAGGTATAACATGAAAACTATTTCCATGATTGGTAATACATTCGCGAATTATCAAGCGAAATTTGAATCAGTAATGAAAGATTCAACAAAAGAGGAGGCAATAATGTTGCTTGATTCCATAGAATCGCAAATGTGCGAAATCCCCTATGGTGAAGAAATCTACAGTATTGCTTACAAGACTTTTGAGAAGATTTTTAATTAGTGCAATATGCTAATAAGGGATTGTTTACAGTCTCTTATTGGATTATCACTAGATAGTCAAAACCTAACTTAGAGGAGCAATAAAATGGAATTAATTACAGGCATATCAACTAAAGAAGATGTTTTAAATCACTTCACAAAATGGTTAGAAAGAGAATACCCAATCATCGATGAAGATGACGAACTCTACAATCAATTAATCATTGCCAGTGTGGATGATTTAATCAATGAAGATGGGGCAGACTATTGGGGAGATCGATCAGTTAAAACCCTATTTCAAAGAGCTAAAGACAAACTACAAGGAGAATAAGATGAACACTAATTTATATTTTAATCGCCCAATTAAAACCATGTTTCACAATAATATGAGGGTTGATTATTGTTTGTGGAACACTGGTATTCGTTTAATCTCTGTCAATGGTTTTGACCAACAATTATTAAACAATTGCATCTTTACACATTACATAAAATTAGTAGAAAACCATGAGGGTATTACACAATGAACACACTATTAGATTATTTACTAGCCACCATATTTGGTATCTTATTAGGGTTATCACTTGTCTTATGGTGGGCTGATCCTCTTAACTACTCCTTAACACTTTAACCAAGGACTGGGGGAAACCCCAGCTATTTTATGAACTATCTAAGCGTGTGTTCTGGAATCGAGGCAGCAAGTTGCGCCTGGGAACACTTGAATTGGAATCCCATTGGCTTTAGTGAGATTGAAAAATTCCCCGCGCGGGTGCTAGAACATCATTACCCCAATGTCACCAATTTTGGTGATATGACAAACTATAAGGAGTGGAACATAAATGGAACAGTTGGACTTTTGGTCGGAGGAACTCCATGTCAATCATTCTCAGTCGCAGGTCTCCGCGAGGGACTCAAAGACCCAAGAGGAAACCTCATGCTTACCTATGTTGGAATACTTGACCACTTTAGACCCAAGTGGTTTGTCTGGGAAAACGTCCCAGGCGTACTTAGTTCCAATGAAGGAAGGGATTTTGGTTCCCTGCTTGGGGCGGTGGCAGACATCGGGTATGGGTTCGCCTATCGGGTGCTTGACGCTCAATACTTCGGAGTGGCACAACGCCGCAGACGTGTGTTCGTTGTCGGAAACCTTGGAGACTGGAGAGGTCCCGCAAAGGTTCTATTTGAGTCAGGTTGCCTGTCAAGGGATTCTCCGCCGAGCCGAGAAAAGAGGAAAGAAATTACCTCCCGTTCTGGAATTGGCGTTGAAATCACAGGTCCCCTTGCCGCCAGAAGATTTGCAGAAACAGACGGATTAAGCGAGAACTCAGCTCAAATGGTGGTGATGCCCGATACTGTTGGAACTCTTGATCTTGAATGTGGTGGTGGTCGTAAAACCCATCAATCGGTAGTAAGTGGACATTTTATTCCGACATTTTGGAATGGTAAACAAGTTGCCGATACCATTACTTGTACTTCTGACGATCAACGTATGCCAGATAAAAATAAGTTACAGGCAGTTATTCAAAGCCCATACCGAAAGTCTCGTAGAGCCACATCTAAAGAAGATTTTGAAACCTGGGTGGATGATGGTATCGCGAATACTTTAAATACATTTGACTTAGGTGACATTAGAACTACTCATGCAATTGCAATTCAAGATGCAAGTGGTAGAGATAAAGCCCAAAATGGGAAAGGTTGGAATGAAGATGTTTCATACACTTTAGAAACAAGAGGGCAACAAGGTGTTGCTCATGCGTTTAAAGTCCGTGGTGGTGGTGGTAATGGTGGTAAAGGTTATCTTGGACAAGATGAACAAGCATTTACTATTTCAACTGTACAAGACCAACAAATTGCAGTAGGTGTTGATATGTACAATTTAACTACAAGTCAAGAGTCAACACAAACAATAAGAGGTAATGGGCATATTGACCATGTTGGTGGAGTCATGCAACAAATGGCAGTACGTAGACTCACCCCTATAGAATGTGAGAGACTCCAAGGATTCCCAGATCAATACACCGACATTTTGCCTGGGGGTAAACCTACTCCAGATGGACCACGTTATAAAGCTCTTGGAAACTCTATGGCAGTCCCTGTGATGCGTTGGATTGGTGAACGTATTGACGCAGTAGAAAAAGGTATGTTATAGTATTTTCATTGCAGAGTCGCACCTGTGAGATTAAGCCCTTTATTAAGTATTTTGAGAGTTTAGGAAAGTGAATTAAGCCCATTTTCTTAAACTGTGCGAACTCAGGATACTTACTAAAGGGTTTTTCTATTCGTGCGCCTGTAATCGTACTCCATACGTTATTAAGCAGCTCTGTTCGTGCTGGCGTGGAAGGAAAGCGAATCACCTACGATAAAGGTTACACGGGTGCGTGAGGTTGCCAAGCCAAGCGATAAACAGGTAAGTATGCTGATATAGGTTTCTGTGATGGGCAGATAATTAAACCCATGCCTGATAAATAAAGCATTGGCACTAGTTGTGAACTAGGACAGTTCTAGGACTGAAGTATGAATGATATATGTATACCTATCATCATCCATATCGTGTGCCTTTTATTGTCTTTTAAGATTAGATGAGTATAAATACAACACTTATTTAAATAAATATATTGCAATACTTTAGATAATCATTTAATCTTTATTCGTAGTTGTAGTAGATGTAAATTAAACCCTAACTAAATAAGGAATATTATGAAATACAAACTATGCGTAGAGTGTAGACACCATGAGAAATATGGTGATCTAGACTTATGCCACGCTAATCCCAAAGTAAACGTTATAGATGGTTCACGCAAGTTAAGATACTGCGAGACCGAGCGCACCTATGTTGCAGAATGTTGCACAATAGATGCTCTTTGGTTCGAGCCTACTAATGCACCATTACAACCCAATGGTCCTGATGATGATTTAGACTGTATTCCATGGGGGATAGCCAAATGAAACTATCTGAACAAGCTCAATTAGACAATCAAATAGCTATGCTAGAGATGGAACTAGATAATTCTACTAAACGAATTATGCAATTAGAAAAGAGTATTGATGCTCTTGATCATAAAATCTTTATGTTAAAAATAATTATTAAATCACTTTCGGAGGTATTGTAATGGCTAACGACAGAAACGATTTCGCACCTGAAATACGCAATTCAGCTTGGTGGGCATCTGACACCCGTAGAGCTATCCAAGGTCATGCAGTTGAGACTATTCTAATCAAACAGGGCAAGTTGCCTCCTCCTGATTTGTCAGGTATCGAGGCAGTCCAAATGGGTCACATTATGCAACCTACCATTGGTAGACTAGCTCAAGACCGTTTAAAGAAGGAACTAAAAGATGCAGACTACGCACTTACTCATAACTCTGAGCCTTGGTTTCGCAGTCATTTTGATTTTATTAGCTCTGACGGAAGAACCTTGGTTGAAGTTAAAAACTACAATGCGTCTACTCGACATAAGTTTGATCCTGATACTAATCGCATTCCTCCTGTCGATTATTCCCAGCTAGTCCATGAGAGTGCAGTCCACAGAATTAACCATGTAGTACTAGCGGTTCTCTTTGGTGGTCAAGAGTTTCACACATTCGAGTTTGATATAACAGAACAAGAGCAGACTGATCTGATTAAATCAATGGCTGTATTCTGGGGTCATGTTCAATCAAACACACAACCAGAGGCTAAGTCCATAGAAGATACTAAACTCTTATTTCCTACCAGTATGGAAGGTGTTGTTATAGCTACTGCTGAGATGGAACGAGTTATCGGTGATCTCAAGTCCATCAAAGGCAAGATTAAGGAACTAGAGGAAATCCAAGAGCAATGGGAGTTGGTGCTGCGCAATTCTTTAGCAGACAAAGCAGAGATTCGTAGCTTTGATGGCAATACTTTAGTGACATGGAAGTCATCTAAGGCAAGTATGCGGTTTAGCACAGATTTGTTTAAGAGTGCGATGCCTGATATTTATGAGAAGTTTATTGTAGAGAGTAGTGGTAGTAGACGTTTTTTAATTAAATAACCTAACTAAATTAAAGGAAATCAATATGAGTAATATTATTCCGTATGCAGATATGGAACAGATGGCAAAGGCGATGGTAGCATCCAAGCTTTTTGGTGTGAAAGATGTCAATGAAGTAATAGCTCTCGGACTAGTTGCACAAGCGGATGGGATGCCGTTTGCTAGTGCAGTTAGAGACTATGACATTATTTTAGGTCGCCCAGCTCTTAAATCTTCTGCCATGCAAGCACGTTTCCAAGCTGCTGGTGGAAAGATCGAGTGGCAAGCATACACCGATATAGAGTGTACAGGCGTTTTCTCGCACCCAAACGGGGGTAGTCTCACCTTAACATGGACAATCGAACAGGCGCGTTCTATAGGGCTTGTAAAGCCTAATTCGGGCTGGACAAAGTATCCTAGAGCCATGTTACGAGCTAGATGCCTCTCTGAAGGTATTAGGACTGTATTCCCAGGTTGTTTAGGCAATATGTATGCACCCGAAGAAGTTCAAGATTTTGAGGAGAAACCTAGAGCAATGCGAGACATTACTCCAACTACATACGCGGGTACTGAGGCGGTAGCTTTGGTAGACATGGTGGATGATGAAGTGGATGTCAATACTTTAAAACTCTATGTTCCTAATCAAGACGAACCCTATGCTAAATATCTCAATATCAAGGATTGGCAGATGGGATTCTTAGATATGGCACGTAGGATTTATACAAGTCCTAAGTTTGATGAGGCGACAAGGGTAGAGAAGTACACAGCGTTAAAGGTAGCAAATAAGGAGTATATGGACACTTGGGACTCGATGCAGACTGCGGAGTTACTTGGTGGATTAAATAGATTAAATAAGGAGTTAAATAATGGCTAGTGGACACATTGCACAGGTAGGAAAAGGGGTTCTCATGCAGAACACAAAGAAAACAAGTGAGAAGTCTCCTGATTGGAAGGGTACTCTCATGCTGTCAGAGGACTATAAAGCAGGTCAAACAGTTAAGATTGCTGGTTGGACTAAAGCTACACCGATGGGAAGTCTCATTAGTTTAAGTGAGGACAACTGGAAACCTAATCCTGATTCAAACTATCCAAAAGAGTTACCACGTAAGACTAGTGATCAGGATGTTCCTTTTTGATCATCTTGTACTTACCTTATCCACCAAGTATCAATAATTATTGGATTGCAAGTGGACACAGACGCTTTATAAGCCAACGGGGTCGTGATTTTAAGGCTGCTGTGTCTACTTACGTTATTGAGCAAAATATTCCCAAATTAGGAACAATTCAAGTAAATATTGACATTATTTTGAGACCTAGATCAAAAAAACTCATGGATATTGATAATTGTATTAAACCGATCTTAGACGCTGTCCAAGATGCTGGGGTGATTGATGATGATGTACAGGTGGCTAAAGTGAGTATCGAACGTGGATTAATACAAAAAGGCGGTGGTTGTGTCGTAATGATTGTTCCCATGAGTCAAGACGTGAATCTAGCACCAATTAGCTAGATAGTTAGGTGGTTGCGCCAGCCAACTTTCTTGGCAAGCTGGCATAACCTAAACTGGAGAAAAGAATGAAATCAATGCACTTTGCTTTTGTAGGTATGTGGATTATATTCTGTGGGCTAATTATTTATCTCACCGAAGTGAGTCGCAAAGAAGAATACTTCAAAATTGATTGTATGACCGTCATGGGTGGTTGGCATCCTGATATTCCAAGTAAATTCAAAGAACTGTGTTTAGCAGCTAAATCGGAAAGGAATGACAGATGATTGAAATAATATTTAATCCTGATATATTGCCTACTAAAAAAGAATGGCTATTAATTTGCAAGATGGTTAAGCAACAACCTAAGTTAACCGAGGATGAGATAAGAGAAGTTGCCGATAGCGTTTGCCATGCTTGGAAAAAGAATGGTGTTGGCGAGATTTACATGACAGATTTTGCAAGAGCAATATTGCAGAAAGCGAGTGAGAAATGACTGTAAACGAATTAGCTGAAAGTATTGAAAGATTACATGAAAAATTCGAACTTATTGGAGACTGTGACTTTTTAGACATAATCACCATGGTACGCCAACAAAAAGCTGAAATAGACTCATTAAAAGATAAGTATATATCTGCATTAGAAGAAATTAGAACATTAAAAGGAGAGATAAATGATCGCTGATACTTCAGTTATTGCTTATAACGAACATAAGGCTAATGGCAAAGTCGGTCAACAGTCTAATTTCCTCTTAAATTACATGAAATCAGGTGTCTCCTACTCCAGACGGGAGTTAGCAAAGCAAACAGGTATCGAGTTATCTTCTGTTTGTGGGCGCATCAATGAACTATTAGAAATGGGTCTCATTGAAGAAGGCACTAAGCGTAAATGCTTGATTACTCAAAAACTCATTACACCCGTTATAAAGGATGCTCTATTTTGAACTTATCTGTCTTTTCTCTTTATTGGGATAATATTGATGACCGTATTGTCTCCTATCAACGTGAAGTCATGCTTAATCACGGTATTCCTATTCAACAACACCGTATCAATGGATTAGATCATGGTGCTTGGATGGACTGGACTATGAGACGTAATTCTGAGTTAGTTTTGTTCATGGACATTGATTGCATCATCCTTAATAGGGATAAAGCGTTCAAATACATTGAAATGGCTACAAGTGGCAGTTTAGTCGGAAATGTGCAAGCCACCAACCACATGGGTTTTGATATTGCTCAAAAACTGTTCGCTGCACCGTCTTTTCTCTGTGTTCATAAAGAAATGTGGACAAAGCTCGGTAAACCGTCATTTAAGCCTACGCCATACGGAGATGTAGCACAACTACTCACCGATACATGGAAACGCCATAACGTGCCTGTAGAGTACCTTTCTGTGACTAATTTTGAAGTACCTAAATGGGATTTGCCTGGTGCGCCTCAATCTTACGGAATTGGCACTACATTTGGTGATTGTGTCTACCATCTCTTTGAATCACGAGAAAGTAGCAATATTGATCGTTTCTTAGCTAAATGTGGTGAGGTGTTAGATGCTTAAAGTAGCCGTAATCACACCATCGGTAAATACAGAGTATTTGATACGTGCAATCAAAAGTGTGCAAAATCAAACAATCGAATGTAAACATTATGTAGTAAATGATGGAAAAACCGATTTTTCTTGGGGCGGAGAGAGCGTTATCAATTTGCCAGAAAACACGGGAAGGGCAGACGGCATTATTTGGAACGGTCATCGTATCTACGCTGGTTTACCATTTATGCTCAATGCGGACTATGTGTTATTTCTCGATGAAGATAATTGGTTTGATGAAAACCATGTGTATTCGATGGTCTTTCTGTGCGAATCGCAGAACTTAGATTGGTGTTTCTCCTTACGGAAGATAGTCAATCAACAAGGAGAATATGTCTGCAATGATGACTGCGAGAGTCTCGGTAACATTGCTGATGCGATTGGTATGAGTCATGGTTTTGTGGATACCAATTGTTACTGTATCCGTGGCAACATATTACCGTCTGTCAGCCCTGCTTGGATGACACCAGCAATCGGTGATCGCACGTTCTACTTAGAGCTTGCTAAGAAATATCCGAACTTCAAATGTACGAATCAATACACCGTCAATTACACGACAAGAGATGCTTTACTTCCGATGTTTATCAACAACCCTAAAAAGGATAAGAATATGCCTAAAGTTTTCCTAGCAACACCCATGTATGGTGGTATGTGTACTGGTTATTACACACAGTCTATCTTACAGCTCAATAATCTACTCAGAGACTCAGGCGTGGATTGCATGATGAGTTTTATGTTCAATGAGAGCCTGATAACCCGTGCAAGGAATGGTTTAGCCAAGGCTTTTTTAGATACAGACTGTACGCATTTGTTTTTTGTAGATGCAGACATACGGTTTCAAGCACAAGATGTAATCAGGATGCTGAATGCTGAGAAAGAGGTGATCTGTGGTATTTATCCAAAGAAGGAAGTTAATTGGGATACAGTCAGACGTGCTATGGACAATGGTGTACCCAACGATGAACTAAAAAGACACACGGGTAGCTTTGTAGTTAACTTAGTGAACTATGTGAACGAAGTTACTGTGCCAGTAGGTGAGCCAGTAGAAATATTTAATGGTGGTACAGGATTCATGCTAATCAAGCGAGGTGTGTTTGATGAACTGCGAGATCATGTGCCAACCTACACCAATGATGTACATGACTTAGGGAACACGCTGAAGTCTGATTTAATCCATGAATACTTTGCTACTAGCATTGAGGATGGTACGAACCGATTACTCTCAGAGGATTATCATTTCTGTAACATCTATCGGAAGATTGGTGGGAAGATATACGCTGCACCATGGGCGCAACTAGCGCATATTGGTACATATTGTTTTGAAGGTCAACTGACACCAGCCGTATGAGTTACGTTCCCGAACAGTCTCACCCAAATAACTTCTTAGTCAAGCTAGTTAGTCAAGCCATGGAAAAAGCACACTATGGCTTGGTAGCTGGTGGTAAAAGAGACTTACCTGACTACAAATATCTGAATCTAAACCCTGGGGAACACTATCGTTTGCTCAAAGCAATGGTGCAGATACTCAAACCAAAGACTAGTATTGAAATAGGTACATTTACTGGTCTAGGAACGATTGCTTTGCATGAGGCAGGGTATGGTTATGTGCATACGTTTGACATCATACCGTGGGATCACCTAATGAGCCACTTAACTCCTGAACACTTTAAAGATCGGTTAGCGCAACACATTGCTGACTTAACTGATCTTATGGAGTACAGAAAGTATAGTCATCTGTTTCAAAATGCCGATATTATCTTTATGGATGCACCCAAAGATGGTGTGTTTGAGCCAAAGATGGTGGATTTACTCTTAAAACTATTGCCAAAGAAAGATCGCATCCTAGTTATGGATGACATTTGGTTTGATTGTATGCAACCCTTGTGGCGCAGTATCAAGTTACCAAAGATTGATATTACATCCCTTGGTCATTGGTCAGGCACAGGAATTGTAGACTTATCGCTTGGCGGTACGCTTTGAATCTTTAAAATCCTTGGCGGTAGGCGCACCCTTACTGCCAACTTTTCGCATCTTCTCTTTTGAGCCAGCAGCTATTCTTGCACGTTTGGCTAAAATATTGGCATACAATCCGTTTTTCATCTACATCCCCATCGTTGTCTAGCAGCCTTACCACGCTCACCTTTCCAACTCTGTGACCTAGCGCAAAAAGACTTGTGCCGTGGTCCTGATTTGGTTGGTGCTTGTAGTTTGCTACCTGTTTCTCGGTTATATTTCGCTCTACCCTTGGCAGTCAATCCACTACCAGCCTTGACGGATAACTTCTCGCCTCGACCTACTGACAGATTAACATTTTTCTTAACCATTATCTTTTAGAAGTACGAGCTTTTTTAGTCATACGTTTCTCATTAAGAGAGGCAGCCACAGCCATCTTTTGTGGATAACCTTCTTTAACCATCTTACGAATGTTTGCAGAAACAGTTTTCTGACTAGTACCTTTTTTTAACGGCATGATAATCCTTTCTTTAAGAGTAAATACGTGTACCACTTTTATCAATAATTAATGCTTGTTTACGAGCTGTATTGTGAATTGAGTTAGGAATACTAATGTGTGTCCATCTATCAAACTCACGAATAATCTGATCATAGCCTAAATCTGAGGCTATTACTGCTTTGACTACTTCATCAGGAGTCATGCCAGGCACTCTTATGTCGGCAGCACAACCCACCCGATGCTGACTAGTATCTTTAGAACCAACAGCATCATTAACCAGTTTAGAGCGGAAAGCACTATTAACCATAATGGGCTTGTTTCCCA